CCCCGCTTCGCGGGGAGAAACGTCAGGCCGAGAGGCCTTAATTCGATCCAGCAGACCAATTGAAAGGAGCTTTTGATTTGGCTAAATACTATGCGCTCGGAGATGTAATCCGAAAAGTGAGACCAACGGAAGTAACAGATACACCGTTGCCCAACACACTCCATTACAATAATCTTGGAGCAGTTGTCGAGACCTATGCTTCTGGGACCGTAAGGACCTTTGAACGCAGCGGCTCGATCACTTATACCAGAAGATCAAAGAATAAGGCGAAAAGCCGTCTTTCGAACTTCTGCGCGCACTTTAGCCATCTCATGTATAGCGGTGACTGGAGGTCCCTACCGAAAATCCACGCCCAAGATCTCAACCCGGCTCACGTCGGGTGGTCTTGGGATACGTGGTGGGACTACGGTACCGCCTATTCTGCTCATGTCGCTTCTATTACAGCCGCTTCTGCTGCCCTACCCGCAAGGGGATTGGGCAAGCTTCAGGCCGGCTGGGATAGTTATGCTGCTACAGGTTTTCAGGCTGTGCAGCCCGATCTCACCAAAGTGTCCGTGCCAAACTTTTTAATTGACATTGGACAAATAGGTGACCTCGGTGCAGACATCGCACCTTTGATTACCCGTAAAGGCGCTGTTGGCGCTCTATCTGATATAGAGCGTTTCAGCGCAAACACGGCAAAGGGCAAAATTCAATCGGTTGCGAAATTTGCAGCAGGAAAGAGATTATCCTATAAATTCGGATGGAAGCCCACTGTGGGCGACCTAACGAATATGATAGGCTCTGTTCTCCAACTGCAGCAGAGATTGCAGGAGTTCAAGGACTCAGTTGGGAAGGAACTCTCCTTTACCAAGACACTTGAACAAGTCTCTGACTGGAAAAGTGGGACATTTGACCTCGGTGGTAGTAACCACTATAAAGTCAAGTGGGATGGTTTCCTAATAGGAAAGGTCCAGTATCATGCCAAGTACCAACCGCAAGCGTTAGCCTGCATTGGTGAGCTGGATGAGAAGATACGAGGGTTCTTAGATTCCCTCGGCTTCGAACTGAACCCGCAAATTGTCTGGGATGCTATACCATTCTCCTTTGTCGTCGACTGGTTTGTCGGCGTCGGAGACTGGTTGTCGCAATTCAAGATTGATGCGCTGCACCTGCCCATTATCCTTGTCGACTCGTCAGTCGATTACAAGGAAGAATTTCAAGTGACATCTAAGGTTACCATTAATCCTAATGGTTACCCCACAGATGTGACAGCTACAACCCAACCTTCCGGCTATGTGACTCGGGATACATTATTTCATCGTATGCCAGTCGATCCTTCCTTGACTCTTTTAAAGAATCTTGGTTGGCACAACCCGAAGGGAAGCCAGTGGATCAATCTTGTTTCACTTGCTACCGTATTAGGACTCTAATGTGAGTCTTGATCGGCCTGCCGCAATGTCTAGCTCTCCGCTAGAGCATGCGTCGGGGTCAGTATCTCTCTTGACAAGCCTAAATGTTCATCCTATTAAGGATGTTCTAAGGGCGGGTTAAGGTATACGTTAACCTTTCTGATTGAACAATTTTCCAATCAGAGATCATTCCCCCTCTGTGGGGAGAGGCATACCCAATGTCCTTAGGTACTTCACAAACACTTTCCAAAGATTCTGCAACCGACGTAGACACAAATACTGTTGTCTACGATCTGCAAGCAGCTGATGCGGGGCAATCCAGCTTCAGCGTGGCGGGGATAACCCCGCCGAGCGCAAAGCTTATGTCCGTATCACATCAGACAGGAAAGAGCGGCGAAGCACGACATCTCGTTCGTCTCGACAGAACCGAAGTCGACGCGTTCGGGGTGCCGGCCACCGTGTCCACGTACGTGGTACAGGTGCGCCCACCAAACTCGGCCTTGACGAATGCCATCTGCATAGAAGAAGTTAACCGTTTGGTTGACTTCATTATTGAGGGTGGCACAAACGCCAATTGGACCAAGATTCTGAACAACGAGTGCTGAGAAATCGACTCGCTTCCCCTTGCGGGGTATAGGATCGCCGTAGCAGGACCGTGCACTGTTAGGTGTTTGGTTCCCTTGTTAGAGGTACAATAGGATGTTGCTAATGGTATGCTTTTGGAGGTTCGTCGATGTTTAACACCGGTGACCTGAAAAGCCTTGGTCTTTTGTGGACCAACCTAGCAACAACCAGCTACAGTGAGTGGGTTACTGAACGAGATATCAAAACGTTCAGCGACCGACTCGAACACGAGGGGCTGGCCTTCCTGACGACAACCTTACCTACTCTTGGTAAGGCGATAGACAACTTCCATTCAACATCTGAATGGGTTCCTCCACCTGACTTTAAAACTCATGTGGCGGACACCTGGCGTACCGATACGTCTTTTCAACCTAGAGATGATTTCTTTGTCTCTACAGAAAAGCACGCCGGTATTGCTAGATTCATCCCCGATTTCTTGGGGAAGGCTGTCTATTTTGCGTTAGCCGGTAGTTCCTCAGCCGTAGATTGTGTTCGCCAATTGGCGTTCATGTTCTATAAGCTGGAGGTAGACTATGACGAGGAGACGAAGAAGCAATACCTGGATCGTTTTATACAAAATGATCTGGATCTTGCTAATGCTATTGACTTTGAGGATGATTTTACCTCGAAGCTGGTAGCTGAGATGCGGCGGATGGTATGCAGAATCCTCTGTAATGAGGACCCTCTCGACATCCGGCCGTCTCACGGCGCCGGAGCAACCGCGTGCCGTACGTCCAATGAGAACAAGTATCATCTGGTTCGGTATTATGCCGAGTTGGATGCGGTGTTCTCATATCCCGAGTACTTCTACTTTTCGCCCACTCATCTAGCTGATGAGATGGGAAAACTAGAAGATGCGCAAGAGTCTGTCCCTAGGGCACGAGTTTGTCTCGTGCCAAAGGACTCCCGCGGACCACGAATAATTTCCTGTGAACCTGCTGAACTTCTTTATATTCAGCAAGGCCTCATGAAAAAGTTGTATCGTTGTCTCGAGACCTCACCGTTAACCGCTGGTCAGGTCAATTTTACTGATCAGAGCATAAACCAACAGTTGGCAGAATCATCCAGTTTGACTGGTGAGTATGCAACTATTGATTTGTCAGATGCTTCAGACCGGGTCTCTCTCGACCTTATAAGGGCTGTTTTTCCGCCCCGTTGGGTTGAGGCTCTCGAAGCTTGCCGCTCAGAGAGTACGATCCTGCCTGATGGTAGGGTGGTGAAGCTCAAGAAGTTTGCCCCTATGGGCAGTTCTTGTTGCTTCCCAGTTGAAGCGCTTGTCTTTTGGACTTGCGCGCAGGCTACCAGGCGTATACTATCACCCAATTCCAGGGTGAAGATGTACGTATACGGTGATGACATTATCGTTCCCTCGTCTTTTTATGAGGAAACGGTGTGCGGCTTGGAGACCATTGGCCTAAAAGTCAACAGGTCCAAGTCGTTCTTTGATGGCCCCTTTCGGGAATCCTGCGGAGGTGAGTACCACAGAGGTGTGGACGTCACGCCCGTTCGGGTCCGGAAGTTCATCAAACGTCAAGGTAGTGGACTAGCAACTAATGCAGATTTGGCTAATTGTTTTCTAGTCAAATTTGGAGAAGAGAAATCCCTCCCGCTCATCAAAATCATTGAAGAGCAACAGGGATATATCTTTCCAAGGACTCAGCTTAGCTATCCAGCTACGCTGAGACTTGATCCTAGCATTAGTAATGATGTCTTCTTTCGAAGGAGATGGAATGTAGATTTCCAACGGTGGGAGCATCGCGTTCTTTGCCTGTCAAGCACCCAAAAGAAGGTGCATCCCCCAAATTGGGGGGAACTCCTGAGGAAGGAGTTGTGCAAAGACGTAGCAGTCTCCGGTAAGTACACGCACCCATTAGCAATAATGGATAGCGTGCTCGAGCCGGGTTACTACACCGAGAGCCACTCGGTCCGTGCTAAGTGGCAGTGGTCATGGCTTGGTTGAACCAG